CCCGGATATTCCCCCGGTGGAATTTTTGAAAAAAACAATGTCCTTTTTGTCCCGGTTTATACCTTTAGGGATTCTATGGAGGTCTTTAGGAGATCTGTAGCCTTTCTAGTGGGTGTTTACATCGTAGCGATAGGTCTGACAGATACTTGTCCTCGGGTAGGCGATGTGATTATCGGCTTATTGTTAATGGGAATTATTACGATCCCAGAAGCATTCCGAATATTTTCTCTCGGTAAGGAGGGAAAGGATGAGCCATAGTCAAAGCCTAGTTCTATTAGTCGAGGTCGGGGTTATAGCCGGAGTACAGCTATTAGCCTGGCTCGGTATTCATCGGTGACAGCAGAAAGAAAGTACACAACTCGTCAGGTTTCCGAAAAACTTGGAGTTCGTACTTCAACTGTTCGCCGTTGGATCAGGCAAGGAAAGCTTCCTGCAATTGGTGATCAACAACACAGACGTATAAGAGCTAGCGACCTAGAGAAAATCATGGCGGAGTTGGCCGACGATTAACGGAGAGGTCAATGAGCAACGAAGTCATTGTTCATAAAGGCAGAACTAACACAGTTCGAGTAAATCTTGGAATCGATGTTTCTGCTGACGATATTACCAGCGAGATTCGATCCGAGCCAGATGTAGAAGCTCCTTTGATCGCAACGTGGGTTGTGAGTTTTGTCAATGATGGTACTGATGGACAGTTGCTCTTGACTCTCGACGACATCGACACCGTATCCATCAAAGAAAATAGTGGATACATGGATCTTAAGAGAATTACAAACGGAGAGCCGGTCCCAGTCTTTGACAAGCCTTTGGAGGTTCAGTTCAGAGCGACGGTGACAGAATGAGCGACGAGATCAATGTTATCAATCGATCACAAACTATATTCGTCGAACCAGCGTCCTCAGCCGTCTCTGTCGTTGCAGGAGGTCCTCCTGGATCTCCGGGACCGCAAGGTCTTCCGGGTCCTCAAGGGCCCCAAGGCATTCAAGGGCCTGCTGGAACTCCGGGCGGTGGCACAGCTACTCCACGAGGAGTAAGTGCGACAGGAATTCAAGTAGCTACACCAGCGGTTAATAGTTTACTTAATTTGTCCTCAATTCTTAGCGGTCCCGCTTCTTGGTTAGCAGCTAATACTATAACAATCCCAGTTGGGGCAGCCGGTCTATATCTGATTGAATGTGATCTCGCATATAGATCAGATAATGTTGTTGGGATTATCTGGGAAGTAGCTAATGCTGCAGGAGCGTCACACTCTCCAATGGACATGCGGACCTCCATTTCTCATACAATTTCTACCGTAGGGTGTCGATACCAGTCATCATGGCTTAGGCAATGTGCGGTTGGAGATGGTTTTCAAGTTCGAACACGTGGAAACGCCATGGCTGCTCCTGGATACATGCAAGTAATTCGTCTTTCGCTAGTTCGACTAGGCGATGGATTTTCCGCCACGAAAGATTTGGAGGCGGATGAAGCATGACCGGAGAAATCAATGTCCTATCTCGTTACCAAACCATTGTTGTTGAACCGTCTTCATCAACTGTTTCAGTGATTGCTGGCGGCCCTCCTGGACCTCCCGGGCCTGCTGGTGGTCCAACGGGTCCTGAAGGTCCTGTGGGTCCCCCCGGTCCTGCGGGTCCAGAAGGTGCTACTGGTCCTGCGGGCCCAGAAGGTCCAGAAGGTCCAGCCGGTCCGGCAGGTGGCCCAGAAGGCCCAGCCGGTCCAGCGGGTCCCGAAGGTCCTGCGGGCCCAGCAGGTCCGGAAGGCCCAGAAGGTCCGTCAGGCGCTGATTCAACTGTACCCGGTCCACAAGGTCCGAAAGGAGATCCTGGTGCAACAGGAGCCGCTTCAACAGTGCCTGGACCCCAGGGCCCTCAGGGTCCTCCGGGCAACACAGGTGCGCAAGGTTCGCCAGGCCCAGCGGGTGCTGACTCCACGGTTCCAGGTCCTCAGGGCCCAAAAGGTGACCCCGGATCTACTGGCCCGGCTGGCGCAGATTCCACCGTGCCCGGACCACAGGGACCTAAGGGAGATCCCGGAGCTACCGGATCCACTGGTCTAACCGGTGCTCAAGGTCCGAAGGGTGATCCAGGAACTGCTGGTGCTACGGGGCCTAAAGGCGATCCGGGTACTGCGGGAGCAACCGGTCCCCAAGGACCCCAAGGCGTGCAAGGTCCTCAGGGCATTCAGGGCCCGCAAGGGGTAGGTAATCCATTAACAGCACGATGGACGTATAACGGCGCTGGAGTAACGCCCGGTTCAGGAAACTTTACGTGGGCTACTAATCCTACAGTAGGTAATCCAACGAATTTACGTATTCACGCTACTGATGCGGATGGTGTGGATCGTACTAAATTCTTTAATTCCGGTATATTTATGATGGACGAAGTTGTTATCGGATGGTCAACTGGAGATTACAGTGTTCATCAGATACAAAGTGCCATTCTTTTATCAAGCGGTTTTTATTCTTTCCAAGTTTCTATGCCGGTTGCGATTGCTCCGGCATTAGGAACTCCGGCTTCTATTACGTTACTTCCCACAGGTTTGTGGTCGACATCATGGGGTTTGGTTGTTCCTCCTGCAATGATTACAGCCAACACAACACCAACCGCAGGTCAATACAACGTTCCTGGGTTGTCAATTACATACACAGTTATCGCCGGTCGTCGTTATAGGATTACAGCGTTTGTTAGAAACATTGTTACCTCAGCCTCAGCTTCTGTAGACTGGGGTGTCGGTAAAGCCAACGTGTTAATTGGGTACGTTCTTATTGGAACACCCGCAATGGCAGCAGGAAACTATGGTGCTGGATCGGGAATTGCATTTGATGCTCCTACAGTAACTGCTGCGGCTACTTATACTGGACGTATTTCAGCGAGTGCGGGAAACACTAACTTGGTTGCCACTGCAGCAGCGCCTGCATGGCTTACGCTTGAAGACATGGGTCCACAATAGCACCAAAGGAGAGTTCATGGAACGTCCCGGAGATGAAGTAGAAGAGACTCACATCTCAGAGTCCGAGCGTGTTGAAAAGGAACGTGAGCTGAAAGATCTGCAGGATGCAGAAGACGAAACCGAAGACGACGAACTCGAGGAACGGGAATAGTTCCTATATTTCAATAGAAAGGGGGATTAATGGCTGGTAGGCGTAAAACGCATCGACGTCCGGCTATGACGGAAGAGAATCGTGAGAACCAGTTAGTCTCCCTTGCTATAGATTTGGCCGAGCGACAATTAGCTGAGGGAATTGCGTCCTCACAAGTCATAACCCATTATCTAAAGCTCGGATCTACCCGTGAAAAGCTTGAGCAAGAACGACTTCAGCGAGAGAACGAACTTCTCAACTCCAAAGTCGAAATGATGGCTTCTGCTAAGCGAATTGAAGAGCTGTACGAACAGGCTCTGAATGCCATGCGTTCATATGCGGGGCGTGACATGGGTGAGGATGATGTCGAAATCTAGATCATATTCAGAGTTAAACAAATTGCTCTTTTTCGAGGAAAGATTCGAATATTTGAGACTTGAGGGAGCCGTAGGTCGTTCTACGTTTGGTTATGATCGGTATATTAACCAAGCGTTTTACACTTCTATGGAGTGGCGAAGAGCTAGAAGAGACGTAATTCTTAGGGATAATGGTTGTGATTTAGGGGTTGTGGGTTACGAGATATTTGGAGAATTGGTCATTCATCACGTGAATCCGATGGTTGTTGAGGACATTATCCATGGAGAAGAGTGGATAATCGATCCTGAATTCTTGATAACAACCACTCCAAAGACTCATAATGCAATACATTTCGGGGTTAATAGCCTCGTTCCGCAAGTTGTTACGACACGTACACCAAAAGATACAAAGTTGTGGTAGTTTAGGAGGTGAAAACATGGAAGAAAGCATTCTAACGAGCACCAAGAAGATTCTGGGTCTTGACCAAGACTATACAGCATTCGATTTGGACATTATCACACACATCAATGCTGCTTTCACCATTCTCAACCAACTCGGGGTTGGTCCAGAAGAGGGCTTTTATATCCAGGATGAGGATGATCTATGGAGCGAGTTTCTTGTTCCATCAAACCAACTTCAGCTAGTAAAAACATACGTTTTCTTGAAAGTCCGAATTCTGTTCGATCCTCCTGCCACTTCTTTCTTGATTCAAGCGGCTACAGATCAAATCAGGGAATACGAATGGAGACTCAACGTCTTCCGAGAGGTTGAACTTCCTCCTACAATTGCGTACATTCCACTTCCTGAGCCTAAGGAGGAGGCTTCGTGATTAATGTCGACGGTTTTGATGTAAATGAATTCGTCGAACATCATGGCATTAAAGGAATGCACTGGGGAATTAGAAATCCAGAAAGTCGAGTTCGGCTTGCAAGACGAAACAAGCCAAAACCAAGTAGTGATTTCAAGAAGAGTGCTCCGCATAGAGGTAAGCCAGCTCATACGTTGACCAACAAGCAACTGAAAGCGGTCAACGAACGTATGAATTTGGAACAAAACTATCGACGGATGAATCCAAGTACTATGAAAAAAGGAAGCATGGCGGTCGGTGCTATCATAGGTGCTGCTACTACAGCAACTACTATATACAATATGTATAACAGTCCGGCCGGAAAAGCGGCTATTGCTGCTGGTAAGAAAGCACTTCACAAATAGTAAGGAGGAGGATTGACTCTATCTAATACTGCTACTCCTTATTACTATGGACAATTTCGTGCGTCAGTCCTTGCTGGAGAAATTCCAGTTAATCGAGAAATTTCTATGGAGATGAATCGTATCGATGAACTCATTGCCAATCCTAACATCTACTACGATGACGGGGCTGTGCTTGGGTTCATTCATTATTGTGAATTCGAACTTACTCTTACTGATGGTAGCGATTTACATCTTCTAGATACATTCAAACTTTGGGCAGAGCAAATCTTTGGTTGGTACTTCTTCGTTGAACGAAGCGTTTATCAACCGAACGAGGGAGCTGCCGGAGGACACTACGTAAAGAAGCTTATCAAGAAACGACTCACCACAAAGCAATACCTCATCGTAGCCAGAGGGTCGGCCAAGTCGATGTATGCGCAATGCATTCAAGCATACTTCTTAAATGTGGATACCGCAACGACTCATCAAATCACAACGGCCCCAACGATGAAACAAGCCGAAGAAGTAATGTCTCCGTTCAGAACCGCTATCACAAGAGCCAGAGGCCCACTCTTCAAGTTCTTAACCGAGGGTTCCTTGCAGAACACCACGGGATCAAGAGCACAAAGAGTAAAGTTGGCCTCGACCAAGAAGGGCATAGAGAACTTCTTGACTGGTTCGTTGCTCGAAGTACGTCCTATGACGATCAACAAGCTTCAAGGTCTTCGACCTAAGGTGTCTACCATCGACGAATGGTTGTCAGGAGACATCAGAGAAGATGTTGTCGGTGCAATCGAGCAAGGTGCTTCGAAGATGGAAGACTATTTGATCGTTGCTATTAGTTCGGAAGGAACAGTTCGGAATGGTTCTGGTGACACCGTCAAAATGGAACTTGCCAGCATTCTGAAGGGTGAGTATCAAGCACCACACATTTCCATTTGGCATTACAAACTGGATGACATTGAAGAAGTTGCCGATCCTTCGACGTGGTTGAAGGCAAATCCAAATCTTGGTAAGACAGTTACCTATGATGTCTACCATTTGGATGTTGAAAGAGCAGAAAAGGCTCCCGCTGTTAGGAACGACATCCTCGCAAAGAGGTTTGGAATTCCTATGGAGGGATACACCTACTTCTTTACTTACGAAGAGACGCTTCCTCATCGTGCAAGAGAGTTTTGGGGAATGCCGTGTGCGCTTGGTGCTGACCTTTCACAGGGTGATGACTTCTGCGCCTTTACTCTTCTCTTTCCTTTCCAGAATTATTCGTTTGGGGTCAAGACACGAAGCTACATAACGTCTTTGACACTCATGAAACTTCCTGGTGCTATGCGTGCCAAGTACGAAGAGTTTGTTCGTGAAGGCAGTCTACACGTTCTTGACGGAACTGTCTTGGACATGATGGAAGTTTATGATGATTTAGACGCATTTATAAGACAAAACGAATACGACGTTCGTTGTTTTGGATTCGACCCTTATAACGCCAAAGAATTCGTTACAAGATGGGAAATTGAGAATGGTTCGTTTGGAATTGAGAAAGTAATTCAAGGTTCAAGAACTGAATCGGTTCCTCTAGGTGAATTGAAGATCTTGGCTGAGGAACGCAAGCTGATTTTCGATCAAGAATTGATGTCATTTGCTATGGGCAACGCAGTTACTTTGGAAGACACAAACGGAAACCGAAAACTTCTAAAGAAACGTGCTGAAGAAAAGATCGACAACGTCTCTGCGATGATGGATGCATACGTTGCCTATAAAGCTAACAAGGAGGCGTTTGAGTGATCTTAGAGGGTGATCCAATTGTAGATTTCCTCGAACATCACGGTGTTAAAGGACAAAAATGGGGTGTTCGAAGAAAACAAAATCGTATTGCTAGACAAGTAAAGAGACAACAAGGCGGTATTGATAGATATCGTCGGGTTGCCAAAGGAAAAGGCAGTCTCGGAGATAAGTTAACGGTTGGTTTGAACACTTCTCTGTATGAACGATTGAGAGAAGGATCGCTTCAAAACGTCGCTAAGTCAGATCTTGAGACGCAAAGAAGAATTCAAAAAGATATTCTAAACGGAAAACGAAAGACAAGAGCATTACTACTTAAGTCGGCCGGAGTTCATATTAGTGAGCTCAAATACAACTATAGAACTTATAAGGGGTGATTCCATTTGCCTATTCTAGATCGAGTTAGAAAAGCATGGAACGCCTTCCGTAACACAAACGAAATTAATGATCAATATTTAGAATACACGACTAGTGGTAATTACGGAGTGTCTCCTTCTAGATCAAGGCTACAAATTTATACCGAACGTTCAATTATTTCGTCTGTTTATGCGAGACTAAGTGTTGATGTAGCAGGTCTAATTATCAAACATACTAAATTAGACAAAGAAGGCCGATACAAAGAAGATGTTCAAAGTTCTTTGAATGATT